CAATCTAACAGCGTCTTAACGATGTTGCCGCATGGTGTAGGCAGAATTTGTAATTTGCCATAACCGTTGGCTCCATCCATCCACATCTCGGTGATCTTGTGGCTAACACGATCGAGATGAATTTGAAGTTCTTGAGGATGATCGCACTCGCCTAACACCCCATGATCTTTTTGTATTGCTTCTCTAATATTGTCAACAGCCTTGCGAATTTCATGCAGCGGATAGACACGACCATTGTGATTGCGTAAATCTCCTTGAATGAAAATGCCTTTCATGTAGACTTTCTTATCGCCGCCTTGGCTAGAATCTTGTTCTGTTATGACTTCAGCTTGTGCTGTGTCATAATTTAAGGTTTCTATCAAAATATTATTAGACATCATATTGTTACCTGCTTGGCGTAGAAGTATTTAATAAATTATTGCAATTATGTGTTTATTAAGGGTCATAATTGCTAAAAATACCAGAGATACGATATCTCTGGTATTTTTATTACATACTTTTACTTAAGGTTCATGCCGCCTTTGCTCAGTGGGCTCATCTTGCCAACTGTATCAACACCAAACTCTTTGGCAGTGGTATTAAGAGCTGCATTGGGCTTGTTGCCTTCTTTGTTTTCCTTGCTTGTACCATTTTGCCAAGACTTGCGACGATTGTCTGCCTTCATGTCTGGGTCAGCAATCTTCATGGCGTCCATTGTGCTTTTTGGCGCAGCCTGTAGGTCGTAGCCTTTGTGATCAGGACCGTCACCAATGGCCACTGGCTTGGCACCAAAACGTGTTGTTTGGCTTGGAGGAACAGGACTACGTGCGTTGTTACCGTCGCTCATACCGCTCTGTGCAGCGCCAACGTCTTTGGCTGGAACTGACTTTTCCATGTCTTTGGTTACAACTTCTAGGTCAAGGCTTTCAGCAATGTCGTCGAAGTCTTCATCCATTTCCCAGGATTCTTCTTCTTCATCTTTGTCACTGTCTTCATCCTCATCCTCATCTTCGCCGCGTTCGGCAGCTTCCAATTTGTCAAATTCAGCACGTAGTTCAGCAAGTGCAGTTTCTAAGTCTTGCATCTTATCGTCAATGACTTCAAATTCGTCGCTGTGCTCGCCATCATCGTCCATATCCATGTCCATATCCATGTCCATTTCGTCGCCGTCATCATCGCTGACTTCCATGTCAAGTTCTTCTTCGTCGTCGCCTTCATTCATGGTTTCTTCGAAATCAATTTCATTTTCCATGGCTTGGATTTCAGCATCAACTGCATCAGCATGTGCATCATGATGGCCACGTGCATTAATTTCGTTGCGGAAATCCTTGCCCATGTCGCCGCTGCCGCCAATTTCTTCTTCCATATCATCATCGTGACTCATCATATCTTCATGAATTGCACGAGCTTTTTCAATAAATACTTGGTGGAGAAGTTCGCGTGCTTTTTCTTCGTCGTTCTTGATTAGATATTCAAGAACCTTTGATAGTTTTGGACTATTAGTCATTTAATTGCTCCTTTGTCAAAAGTTTAGGACAGACTCGGATTTATTTAATCCGTTTTGATAAAATGCTGAGAATCAAGGGTAAAAATAGTCAATTTTAGACAATTCTCATAATATAGGTTGTTCCAGCAGGAGCTGACCCAGAAATATTGGGTGTATATATAGTATTGCCGTTGGACAAAGTAACTTCTTGGCCATTTGATATTGCCCAACCTGCAGGGATTTGACCAGGGTTGGCCCAGAGTATGATACCTTGGGTGGGAACAGAATTGTCGTTGTTGGCATGTGTTACAATACCATTTTGCCCCACATATATATTGCTGTAATAGCCAGGTGTTATATTTGACTGAGTGTTGATAAACACATTGGCAATGAAAGTTGCACCATTTGAAACAGTATTGCCATTGACATCGCCTTTAAACAACACCACACTGGGGGGTATATATCCAAGAGCTGTATAAACATCTACATTTCCCAGCGTAGTTGCGTCGGTTACAATACCATTAGAATTGACAAATACATTGGTAAACCAATTGGGTAGTTGTGTAACGCTGCTGTTTGAAATCACAGGACCGTTTAGTGCATCAATGAGATTGGCGTTGATAACTACATTTCTGCTGCCATTGAATACAGCGCTGCCTGTGACCGATCCGTCAAGTGCAATGGTTCTGCCTGTGGCCAATACATTTGCAGCTGCAGCAGTGCCTGTAAATTGATATCCTTGTGTATCAGTTGCCAATGTAATACCCGGCGCCAGCCCACCTGGAAATCTTGATTGAAATGGAAAAGTTGTGTCACCAACTTGAGCGTACAAAGGCAATTCTGCCGGTGGTAATGCAAAATGACTCACCGCACTGACAATTAATCCTGCGCTGAAAACCACAGTTACTTCTATTTGGGGAGTGTGCGCGGGTATTAAAACCTGTGCTGTTCCTGCGTCACCATCAAATGGCGGACTCAATGTTTGCCATTGTGTACCTGTATAAAAATTCATCACTGCTGTGACAGAATTATACCAAATTTGTCCTGGAATTGGACTTGCAGGCGGCGTACTACTTGAAAAATTTTGCAATAGGTATACAAAATTTTCATTCATTGTCAAGCCAAAATTGACAGAATTTTGTCCTATCAATCCAAGACTGGTTGTTGTTGTACAAATTGTGCTGTTAGGCACACTAACAAGAAAAGATCCATTGTAATTGGTAATATTATAAGGCATTAGAATCCACCACCTGGGGCAGCGCCTTCTTCTGGAGCTCCATAAATGATTTCAAGAAAATCTCCGCGCATGAGTTGTTCTAAATCTTTGGCTGCACGCATTTTTTTGAGTTTGTTTAAATTGATGAGTGTAATTGTTGGACGACGACTGTCGCTGGGTTGGCGTTGCATGAGTCTGTCATCGTTGTTGTTTCTATAACTTGGATCTATTTCGTTGGCGTTCATGGCAATCCTCTTGGATGATATTTATGCTGTGGGTTCGCCTAGTGCATTAGCTGCTCCAGGAGCTGGAGCAGCTGCGCCGGCTGCCGGTTCTGTTGCGGGTTCAGCAGGTGGTGCACCTTCTTCAGGAGGAGCTGCCGGAACTTCTACGGCTTGTTCTGGTTCTGGTCTAATACCCACTGCATTTAGACCTGGTTGATTATCTGCGCCCAGTTTAACACCAATTTTGTCTTTGACTTTTTTGGCGTTTTCTTCCTTCCACATTTTTTCATTTTCGAGAATGTCTTCGTCTGTCCAGTTGAGGTAACGTTTGAGTGCATATCTCTTGCTGATGTATTTGGCCGCTTCAGTTTGTATAAGGCTTGAAAAAACTGTGATTTGTTCAGAATCAAGTGCCATTTGCCTATACTGGCTAAAGCTTTGTGGTTCCCACATTTTTAATTCAAACATGCCACTTTCTATTTCAATGCCGCGGGATTTTACGTATAGTTTGAATTCTTTGTCTAGCACAGGTGCCATTAAATTCTGCAAACGTTGACACACTTTGGCAAAACGGAACTCCTGTACATATGCAGTACCAACTTTTCCATCTACATAAGCTGTTGTACCGTCTTCCGGACCAGTTGGCAGATAACTACTGGGAATGCCCAAGCCGCGAATCATTTTGTTATTGAAATATTTCAAATCATCAATTTGGCCAAGATTTTCGCCGCCTGGCAGAGTTTCAATTTTAGTGCCTTTACCTTCGCTGTTGGTGGCCAAAAAGAAATCTTCATTTATTGCAATAGGGCTGTATGCCGCGTCAAGTATACTTTGACCACCCCCCGTTCTATTGGGAATTCTACGCTGATAAATTTCGTTTTTCATGCGTTCTATAACTTGCTGTGCTCTCGGCCCACTTAGGCTTCCAGTGTCTATGTAAAACACTCTGCGTTCCGGTGCACGTACCACACGATAAATCAAGATACAGTCTTCCAACAAATCTTTTTGTTTGTAGACCTTGTAGATACTTTCCAGTATCGACGTGCCAAAAGGCCATTGGCTGTCCATACCTTCACTTAGACTGAGATGTACTACGTGTGTTGCATCAACAGCAAGTTGATTAGGTTGCAGGTCAAATCTGCTGGTTCTACTGCCTGGGCTGCTGCTGATACCATAGTTTATAGTACCTGCCCCTGCTGCTGGATTTGAACTACGCGGATAGCCGCCGGGAAAACTGTATTGGTCATGTATCAACATGTTGCTGCCAACCAGTGTTTGTAAATTCAAATCTATATCTTTAATTACATATTGTTCAGCACTTTTGCCTTTGTCTTCGTTGACAATTATTTTTTCAACTTTGGTAGGATCTATCCAAATTAATTTAAAAGTTTCTGGATCACGTATGTAAATCTGATCGCCATATTTTAATGTATTGCGAAATGCTCGCCACAAGCGCTGATGCCATCTATTCAGTTTGCACCATTGTCGCAACATATCTTTTAACAGGGTAATTTCTGTTTCTGTCATGCTGTCGTTGTAAACGATTTGAAATGGCTGCTCACTAGCTTCATAGTTTTGTACCGAATAATCAGCAAGTACATCTAGACCTTTGCTGATTTCACTGTCGAGATCCATTTGCTCATACTGGATATATCTCTCAACTCTATTAGGTGCACCGCTGTATACCTCTGGCAGAAAACTGGAATATTTTGCGCCAGAGCCGGCAGATGTTCCTGTGTTAGAACTACCATTAGAAAGTCGTTGATTAAGTTTTGATTGTGTTGGTACTGCTGAAAAGTATTTCTTCCATGATGCCATAAGTGCTTGACCTATTTTCCTTATAGCATCTATTTACCGTGCGATTTATATGGTATGGTTAAAACAATCTGCCGCTGGATGATATAGCATTTTCTAGTCGGTCAAATCCGCTGTCATTGATATCTACAGATCTTTTAGCATAGTCATTGGCAATTTCCAGCAATTCTATCATGCGCTGAAATTGCTTCATGCTTTTGTCGTAATACTCTGCAGCAGCATCAATTTGCACGGTTCGAACCGGCTGTACCTCACCCGGTGTGTTTGTAGGCAATAAATTGTTGGTGCCAGCTGATGCACCAGCTTGTATAATAGTTGCTAGGCTAGTTTGTGGTGTCGGCGATGATCCTAAACCAACAAAATTACCAATCGTAGGTAAAATGCCCCCTGATTGAGTTCGTTGTAGAATGTCTATTGCAGTTTTCAGTTTATCAATTCCTGAAAAATCTACTTTAGACAAGCTTTCAATTGCTCGTATAGCCATTGGCATGCTGTCTGCAAGCAGCTTCAATGCTTCGGCTGTTACTTTTAATGGTTCGCCTACACTGGCGAATCGTTTGAGTTTTTCCACTGGGTCTTCTTGAAATAATCCTAATAGTCCATTTACTAGCCCGCCCAATCCTTTAATTAGTTCGCCGCCTGTCAGCTGAACTAGACCCAATGCAAGGCCTCCCATGCCCTGTCCAAC